GAAAACGAGTTGGAACAACTAAACAGCAAGGAGCCGAAAAATACACCAACTGCTGCAGCAGAATCAAGAAGTCAACAACCACAAGGGGGCGAGGTACGAATGAAAGTTAATAAAGGCTTTTTCAGAGGCATGGAGCGCAGCGCGGCGGAGTCGATTGTTCAGCGTTCGGAAGTAAAGGAGTTCTTGGGAAAGATTCGCAGTGGCGAAATTCCTAATGAGAAGCGTAGCGTACAAGGCGGCGAACTTGGCATTCCTAATATCATTCTGGAGCTTATCCGCGACAACTTACACCGTTATTCTAAGCTGATCAAGCGGGTGAACCTGAAGGCTATTCCAGGTACGTCCCGGACAAACATTGTTGGTGACATTCCGGAAGCAATCTGGACAGAGGCATGCGCTACATTGAACGAACTGGACATCAAATTCTATCAAGTCGAAACAGACGGTTACAAAGTTGGCGGTTATATCCCTGTTTGCAATGCTTTGCTGCAGGATTCTGACTTTAACCTTGCTAACGAAATCATGGAATCCCTCGGCCAAGCAATGGGGCTGGCGATTGACAAGGCTATTTTATACGGCACCGGAAAAAAGATGCCGATTGGTATCGTAACTCGCTTGGCTGAGGCTGCGAAGCCTAGCTACTGGGGATCTAAATATCCTACATGGTTGAACCTAACGGATAACATCGGTAAAGTCACTGGAGCTGATGCAAAGACATTCTTTGCGAGCTTGATTCGATTCAGCGGCAAGGCAAAATCCAACTACGGAAGCGGCGGCAAGTTTTGGGCAATGAATGAAACGACATATACAGAGCTGCAAGCTAAATTAGTGGAGTTCAACGCTGCAGGCGCACTTGTTAGCGCCATTAATAACACAATGCCGGTGATCGGTGGAGATATTGAAATCCTGCCGTTTATGCAGGATGGTGACATTGTTGGCGGTTATGGCTCGCAATATCTGCTTGCTGAACGTGCCGGCTCAACGTTTGCCGTATCGGAGCATGTACAATTCATCCAAGACAATACCGTGTATAAGGCGACATCTCGATATGACGGAACACCGATTATCGGAAACGGCTTTGTAGCAATGAACATCTTGGATAAAGATCCGAAAACGACAATCGAGTTTGCTCCTGATAAAGCCAACGAGAAGCCAACAAACCCGTAAAAGCTTTCAGCAGCCCCGCGGCTCAACCTGACCTGGATGCAATGAAGAAGCCACAGCTTCTGCAATTTGCAGCAGACAATAACATTCAAGTTGAGTCAACCATGCTGAAAGCCGATATAATAGCGGCCATCAAGGGGGCAAGGGGATGGACGTAAATACCGTTGTTTCCCTCGTAAAAGAGGGTTTAGGAATACGGACGAGTGTACGTGATGGATTCATTACAGCAATTGTTGAAGGTGTCATAAAGGAACTGGAAGATGAAAAAGGGTTGGCGCTTGACATGGCTAATCCCTATCATCTTCTTTTTGTTTGCGACTATGCCACATGGCGCTACCAGTCACGAGACAGCGGGAAGTACATGCCGCGTCACTTGCAGTTCAGGCTTCACAACCTAATGATTCATGTCGGGGGTGGCAGGTCATGAATAAGCGTACACAGCGGCTGTGGAATGATGAGGTGGCCTTGATAGTCGAGGAAGCGGGAGAAACTGACTCCGGTTACCCGACTGACTCGATTGAAACAAGCAGGAATACAGTCCTTGCTAACAAACTGAGTGTGCAGCGGTCAGAGTTTTATGCCGCGGCTCAGAACAGTATGAAGGTTGACCAGGTATTCGAGATTCATGCGTTTGAGTACAACGAAGAAAAGTTACTAGAACATGATGGCAAAAGGTATGAAATTGTACGAACCTATCAACCTGAACCGGAATACATCGAGTTAACTTGCAGCGCGATGCCGCAAGCGGGAGTGTGATCGTGTGGCGAGTGGAAGAGTAGAGCTGGCAGGTGTAAATGAGATGCTACAAGCCATTCGTTCCAGATTAGGAGCGGGTGCTGCGCGTTTAGAAAACAAAGCGTTACAAGAAGCTGGCGAGATCATGGGCGAAGCGCAGCGGGAGAAGGTAGCAGTTTCCGATAGGGCAAACCTGCACATGCGGGACGACATTAAGGTATCGCGTGTGCGGAAGCAGGATGGAGTGAAGTTTGTCCTGATCGGCCCAGGGAAGGAAACAGGTTGGCGGGCGCATTTCTTGGAGTTTGGGACAAAGAAAACTCCTGCACAACCATTTATTTATCCTGCTTTTCATGAGCAAAAGGCTGCCGTGGAACAGCATATGATCCGAGAATTTCAAAGAGGGGTGAGGGATGGATGATCAACCTAAAACCCAAAGTATTGCAGGCGCTGCGAAATAATGCAGCGCTTGCTTCTATTTTAGGTGGCCAAAAAGTGTGGCCGGAGGTAGTTCCTGAAGATCCTAATAAACCTGTAACGGCTCCTTATGTAACATTCATGGAGCTAACGAATTTTGATAAGGACTATGCTGACGATTTGGCTTTTACAAGTGAAATCCACTACCAAGTCGACGTGTGGAGCAAATCAGATACGGGGCCAAGCACCATCGAGGTCAACAAGACAATGGAGGGAATAGGATTCGTTCGGACAAGTGCCATTGATCGATATGACACTGTAGGAAAGCTGTACCACAAGGTATTGAGATACAAAACAATAGTTAGGAGATGAAACTATGGCTACTGTACCAGTAGGTCTTAAAAATATTTATTATGCAAAACTCATCAAGGACGATGAAACAGGCGTCACATACGACACTCCGAAACGTCTGGCGCCTGCAATCACGGCTAACATCACGCCGACTGTCAACTCGGCCACGCTCTTTGCGGAGAATGGTCCACTTGTAACAGCGAACGCCCTTGGCGAAATCACAGTGGAAATCGGCGTATCGGATATCCCGTTCGATATTCAAGCCGACTTACTCGGTTTGACTATCAACTCGGATGGTGTACTGATCGACAATGCCGAAGATCAGGCTCCAGAGGTAGCCCTTGGGTTTGAACGTAACACAGTGGACAGTACTTCACGTTATGTGTGGCTCTTGAAAGGACGGTTTAAGCTCCCGAATGAGGAAGCGAAGACAGCAGCGGGTACGCCGGAGTTCCAAACTCCAACGATCAGTGGTACATTCTTGAAACGAATTTTCGACGGCCACTGGAGATTCAGGGTTGATAGCGGTGCAACAGGTGTAAAACCTGATGTAGTCGCGAACTGGTTCAAGCAAGTTTACTCTGGGCCTGCGACTACACCAAAACCATAATATCTAAACGACGAGGGGGCGTAAGCCCTCTCTTTTTTATCTTACTTTTAACTTATAGGAGTGATACAGTGGCAAACGATGTAAAGGTAAAGGCGTTTCCTATCATGTTGGATAAAGAACGCACCATTTGTTACGACTTAAATGCATTCGTTGCATTGGAAGGAAAGTTTGGGAGTTTACAAGAGACAGTAAATGCTCTGAATGTAAAATCTATTGGCGTGCTTAGAACGTTCTTATGGGCTGGTCTACTCCACGAGGACGAAACACTTACCGAAAAAGACGTAGGTAAATTGCTGACAGTGCAAAATATGGTCGAATTTAGTGAGACGCTACTAACGGCCGTCTCGGAAAGTCTGCCGACAGCAAAAAACTAGATTCCCAGTCCTCGGCCACAGGAGATGGAAACGAAGGCTGGGACTGGGCTTGGTTGTACTATTTGGGAACCGTCCTGCTCGGAATGAGTGAGGCGGTTTTTTGGCGTTGTACGCCACGAAAACTATTTGCACTCTGGGAGATTTACCGGAAAGTGAACGGACTCGATAACAAAACACCTGTGCAGGCAGCAGCGCCTCCGGGATATATAGATCAATTCATATGACCTGACGGGAGGTGAGACGAAGATGTCAGAAATGGAAGTTGCCAATCTAGTAACGCGATTGACTATGGATGACTCTGGTGTTGAACAGTCAATGGCATCGTTGACAAGACAGATGAAAATGGTACAGAGCGAGTTCCAAGCGGCCTCCTCTAGCCTGGGTGAGCACGCAAACTCGCAAGAGGGCTTGAAGATCAAAGCCGACTCTCTTACGAAGCAAATGGACATTCAAGCGCAACGTATAGTCCAGCTTAAGCGGAAGCATGACGAGTTGGTGCAATCTAAGGGCGCAGACGCACGGGAAACGCAAAACTTAGAGAACAAGTTGAACAAAGCTGTTACTGTGTACAACAAAATGCACACTGAGCTGCAGTCCACGAATGTTGAGATAAAGAAGCAAGCAGATGCGTGGAAGCAGTTATCCAGTACGCTTGATACCGCTGCTAAAAAATTGGAGTCAGTTGCAGCGGCAATGACAAAAGCAGGGGCAAGCCTAACTATGCTTATTACAGCACCGCTCGCTGCTGCTGGCGGGGCGGCATTGAAAGCTTCGATCGATTATGAAACAGCTTTTGCAGGAGTAAAAAAGACTGTAGATGCAACAGACCAGGAACTTGCCAAGTTTAGCGAAGGCATACGAAACATGTCAAAAGAGATACCGGCAGCGGCTACGGCGATTGCTGGTGTTGCAGAAGCAGCAGGACAACTGGGCATTAAAAACGAAGCGATCATGGGTTTTACACGTACCATGACAGACTTGGGCGTCGCAACAAACATGAGTTCTGAAGAGGCTGCAACGGCGCTTGCTCGTCTTGCTAACATTACACAGATGCCGCAAAGCCAATTTGATAGATTGGGTGCGACAATTGTTGACTTGGGTAACAACTTAGCTACGACAGAATCAGAGATTGTTGCCATGTCCTTGCGTCTAGCTGGTGCTGGTCATCAAGTCAGAATGACGGAAGCGCAGATTCTATCACTTGGTGGCGCGTTGTCTAGTGTTGGTATAGAAGCAGAAGCTGGTGGTTCAGCTTTTAGCCGTGTCATTATTGACATGGCAATGGCTACGCAAGTCGGAGGAGAATCACTTGATAATTTTGCATTAGTAGCTGGTATGACTGGAACACAGTTTAAAGAAACGTTCCAACGTGATGCATCTCAAGCGCTGATTGCGTTCATAGAAGGATTGGGACGCATGTCTGCTGCTGGTGAGAACACGTTCCTGATGTTAGACAAGCTAGGGTTGAGTGAGATCCGCGTTCGTGACTCTTTGCTGCGTGCATCCGGTGCCGGCGACCTATTTAGAAATTCGCTTGAAACTGGAACAAAGGCATGGGAACAGAACGTTGCCCTTACAAAAGAGGCGGAAACGCGATATGAGACAACCGCCTCGAAAATACAAATCTTGAAGAACAAGGTGAACGATAGTGCAATCACGCTTGGTGATGCACTTGTTCCAGCGTTGCTCGCGGTGTTCGAATCGTTGCAGCCGCTTATTGATAAGTTAGCAGAAACAGCCCAGTGGTTCGCACAGCTTGACACCGGTACTCAGACACAAATTATAGGATGGGCAGCGTTCGCAGTAGCATTGGGGCCAGTGTTGTTAGTTTTAGGGCAATTAGCATTCGCTATTTCGAATCTTATCCCTGTCGTAAAAGCGTTAGGGGCTTCTATGGTATGGCTTATGAGTAACCCTATTAGTTTAGTAATTGCTGGAGTAGCTGCGGCAGCCGGGATATTTTTAACTTTAAAAAGCAGAATGAACGAAACTGAGGAAGCAACGCGGCAACTTGCGTTGGCTCAGGAAGAGCTTCAATGGATACAGCAGAATGGGATTAACCGCGATGAAATCAGCGCCACCGAAGAGAAAATAAAGAAGCTAAATGAGTTAATGGAGACTTACCAAAAGCTCATTGACGTTGCTTCAAATACACGTGAGGCGAAGAAAGGGGACTTCTTCAGCCCAGGTGGAGCTTTGCATACGGCGGCGCGGGAATTAGATGTAGATCTAAACAACCTCGAAGAAACTGCTAGATCTGTTGGGGTGACGCTGGAATATGTGGACGATCAAGGCAAACTATCCGCTAAGTCATTGGACAAGCTGAAAGATGCTGTAAAGGATTATTCTAAGGCTGTTAAGGACGCCAACAAGGAAACCACTGCAGAACTGAACCAAAAGGCCGAGGGGATAGCTCGCAAAAAACAGGAATTGACTTCAGTTGAAAATCTTTTAAAAACATATAAATCAGCAAAAAAGGGAACGCAGGAATGGACAGGCGCACAGAATCAACTTGCTAATATGTTCCCTCATTTGAACACAGCCACTGGGCTTAACGCTAAAGCTGTGGAAGGGCTCTTGCTAGTTAAGAAGCAAGAGATAGAGGCTGATTGGCAGAGTATTCAGGTAAAGGCTCGTGAGGCGTTACAGGAGAAGCAAACGGCAATAGCCAAGCAAGAGGCTGCTATTGCTATTGCCCAATCCATAACAAAAATCACTGGCGCATCCGGTCTGGCTGAAAAGGCAGTCCAGGCAATGAATGACCAACTTACTCGTCTTCGCGGCGAGGCTGCTAGCCTGCAAGAGCTTGTAAATATAAAACCTGATGATATCAAGCTTCCACCTATCGTCATTCCACCGGTTCCGAAGGTGCCATCAGCTGACGATGATGAAAAGAAG